TTGTCTAAACCGTTTTTGCTCGCAATCGGGAACCAATTCCCGGTCTGCTTTTCGTCGAGCGTTTTAAGGTTTCGCAAACCTTTAGCGCCGGTCATGCTGCTAGTTCTACGTCAAGATCAATTCCGCCGTAACGCGCGGCTTTGATTAACGCGGCTCTTTTTATTGACCCAGCGTTACCTTGCAAGCCGTTAACCTTTTGAAAGTAGTTCGCCTTGTAGCCACCGTCTTGCTTTTTTAGCAATTTGTGATCAACCCAGTGATAAACGGCTTGAGTTGCGCCGTGTAACGTACCGTCGCGTGAATCAACTTTATTGCGATGCGATACGCCGCCCGGGCCATACTGGTAAGACGATTCAAGAGCATCGGCTTGTGCGCGGTAAAACTCCCGCGCCCAAGATTCGCTATCAACTCGCTTTGTTTTGCTGCTATCAGCCCACGGCGGTGTAGTCGGCTTAACGTGCCGCGATATCTCATCAAAGAATTCGCGCCGCCCACTATCGGTTAGTGCAAGCGTTGCCAGTTCTTCAATAATTTCCGCGTTACGTTCCTGCTGCGCGCCTAACATTTCTAACGAGCCAACTAGATAAGCCTCGTTAAACACGTTACGGTGTGAAAGCCTAAAAACATTCGCACCGCTACGCAAAGCCGCTTGCAACGTATTGTTACAAACTACCGCAACGTCTGTTGTCATGCTGTAGGAAAGCGTGGTCTTATCGTATGACGTACCTAGTAAAACGTTACGGTTGAACCTCTCTCCCGCAATGTTTACGTCCCGGTCTGTCATAGCCTGAAACCATATCTCCTTGCCATTGCGTAGGCTGCCAACGGTAGCCATTTGATAACCGCCTTGAGCGACTACGCGAGCCGCTGCAAGCGTTACTTGTTCTATCGTATGCAGGTGATACTGCTTACTCACGGTAGACAAATAATCGCCGGTATCAGTGCGATATAAAACACTGTGGCTGTCAATGTCGCGATCTTGTCGCATAGGCAATCGGGCAATATTTGCGCCGGTTAACCTTTCCGATTCAGATTGAGGCGGACAGTCAAGAACAACATCATATTTGACGTTCGCTTTCTTAATCTCAAACGGTAACGCGGCTGCGCGCCATTCTTCGATAGGCGCTGATGGATCAACCCGGTTGGGCCTGAATCCTTCGCTTTCCCACCATACATTTACACCGTGTGCAGCAGCCATGTTTACGCGATTATTTGTCGTGTCTATTTCATGTGACATTAGTTTTTACCTTGTTAGTTAATAGGATTAAATGCGCCGACGTTTAACTAGGGTTCGGTTTAACCCTCGCGGTTACTTGGTCTGCCAGTATTGCCGGAACTGCGCGCATGGCTTCGCCTATGGACGTAAAACCTATTTACGAATCGCCCTACAAGCCCACTAGGTACAGATGATGCGATATCACTATGAGCGGATATCAGCACGGTCACTAAGACATACCTAATGGCTACGCCGATTATGCACCTATTGCTAGCAATTGACAATCGCCGAAAAGTACCAATTCCCTACTCGATAACTGCGCTACTTGTCAACCTTGACATAGGGTAAAACACTTGATCCATATCGGCTGATATTAGTTCTTGACATTGTTTGAATTATGCTGTGCGGATATTCTCCCCACACACCCACACCCAACTCAGATAATTCTCCCCATGTCAACTGTTTATTTATACAGTTCAAACCAACCAGCAAATCACCGTATTCGAATATAATTAAATGCTAATGTTCCCGCCTGCATCAGCATAGTCTAATATTAGAATATAATACTATGCCCCGTATAAGTATATTAGCAGATTCTTATGGAAACCGGCCCCCCACCCCCTTTTATTTAAAAAGCGAATCCGGATATCCTCTACACTCACCAGTGGGACATTCTAGTCTCCAACCCCCTTCAGAATTTAAGGGGTGGATACTGGTAGGGTTACCAAGGGGTAACCGAGTTAACCTGAAATAATGCCCTTAAAGGCCCTTAAAATGAGAACAGATAAGCAAGAAAGATTCATTGAGAGTTACTGTCTTACCGGTAATGCCGCCAAAGCAGCGGAGATGGCTGGCTATTCTAAGAAGGGTAGTAAGCAGATGGGCTATATGCTCAAGAATCAATTCTCTAGTGAGATTGACGAGAGAATGAAGAGGATGATTCAAGATGCAGTTCCCGGCGCTTTAGCGCAGGTTAATGACCTAGTGGCTAATGCTGTGTCTGAAGGGGTCAGGCTGAATGCCTGTAGAGATGTACTGGATAGGGCTGGGTTTAAGCCTGTAGAAAGACAGGAAATCTCCCATGTGGAAACAAGTTCTATTGAAGAGTTAGAACAAGAGTTGAAGGCACTCTTGAATTAAATGGAAACTCTGTTTTCTCCCATACCCGCCGGATTCCGGTCTTGGGACGAGTACGACAGGTACAGAAAGGAAACAGGGCCATCCCTGAGAAAGTCTTACCCTGATAGGGTCACTGAAGCGATAGCAACTAGTCCGGTAACAGGGTTGTTAGTTCCCGGCGCTGAACAGTTCCTTCAGAAAGGGGGCAAACCATCCCTATTAGATGTAGGTCTTGCTTCCGCCGATGTCATAACTCCCGGGTTACCTCTCGCCGCTATGGTATCCAAGTCCAAAAGTAAACTAAAGCCAGCGAAGGATGTTTTCCATGTTACTTTTTCCAGTAAGATTCCCTCTATAAGGAAAGGGGGTTTACGGCAATTCGAAACTAGCAACTGGAAAAAAGCCAGCACTGGGAGAAGGTACAACGAAGATGCGGGTTTGTTTGCATGGGAGAATCCGAAAGATGCCTTATATTGGGCTAAGAAAATGGAGTTTGAATTCCCCGGAGAAGCAATTTCTATCCTAAGAATAAAAGGGGGTAAACACTGGGGCGATGATCCAGCAGAAGAATTTACCTCGGGACTTGCTAACCTACGCGGAAAATCACTGAGGAGTATGCAAATGTATGTAGCCCCAGAAGAGGTATTGAAAGAATTTACAGTTTCCCAAATACCCGGCGCGGGGAAAATGGGGATTTCTTTTGACGAGTGGTTAGATAAAATATCACCACTGTTAGAGTGGTCGGATTAATGATTTGAATTAGTTGCACTTATGAGACCTTATGAAGAACGCTTACTGCGGCCTTTATAGGGGATTTGAATTAAATGACCTTATGAGAGATTACTAATATGAGAAAAAAGCCCGCATATAGACAGCACGAGAAAATGGGCGGAGGTGATCCCTTAAAGGTGGCTGGCCTTAAAGACGATGAGAAGTTGCTTAAAAAGCATGGTATTAATGTCGATAAAATGCTTAAAGATGCTCAAAGACTAATTAAAGCCTACGAAAGAGGCGGGATAAAACACCTAAAAGAAGTAAAGCCAAAGTACAAACACTGAGTTGTAGCCCCTTAGTGATCCCTATAGAGAGATAATATGGCCCATGTTGAATCAAAGTCTGTAGAGTATGACGGGAAAGTCTATCTAGAAGACAAGCATGGAGTTCGTATTGGTGGCCCGTTTGCTAGTAACGACGAGGCTGATAGAGCCTCTATGCTCGCCTCTAGGCTTCTTGGGGAACAGTCTACTCAAGTATACAAACAGTTTGTAAACGCTTGGCTAAACTCTTCAGAAGAAGCGAAGCAGGGGTTTGAGAGGGTAGCAGCAGCCAAGGTAACACCTAACTTCCCTGATAAGGAAGGAAACATAAGACCACAAAACCCCGGCTTAATGGGTAGCATGGCACATAGAAATAACACTATGTACATAAAACCGGAAAGCGCTAACAACCCAAACATCTGGCAGCATGAGGGAGAGCATAAGTATTTCGTTGATCAAGGCATACACCCCAAGGATACAGGGCTTCTTGACAACTATAACGCAGGATTAGACCCAAGCCAACTAGACCCTAGAATAGGCAGTGACTCTCACTTCTTGATCTACAACCGCCCTGTAGACGAGACAAGGATGTATCAGAACCCTAAAGTACGGTTTGACCCTAAGTTACGAAACTACAATGTTTCTCCTTTTGTTAAGGCGAAAAACAAGTCTAACTATATGGATGAAGTGTGGGATTTTATGGGGGGTCTGCTGGATATTGGATCACCCTATATGCGTTTCAAGGCTCAAAAAGAGCGAGACAAGATAAAGTATAAGAAGAAGAAAAGTGCCAACTAGAAAAGTAAAAGGTGGCTGGAGATGGGGCAGCAAGGGTAAGGTCTACAAGACTAAAAAGGAAGCAGACAAACAAGGTAAGGCGATATATGCCAGCGGTTACAAAAGCAGAACTAGAAAAAGCAGTTGAAATAGCCAAGGAACTAAGGCAGCGTGAACGCTACAACAAGATAGACGTTTACGATCCATACCCCTACCAACTAGAGTTCCACTCCACTAGCAAGGAGAATAACCAACGCTTATTAATGGCTGCCAACAGAATAGGTAAATCTTATTGTGGTGCAGCGGAGATGAGTTACCACCTTACAGGATTATACCCTGATTGGTGGGAAGGACGCAAGTTCAGACAGCCCATTACAGCATGGGCAGGTGGTGTCTCAAACGAAACCACCAGAGATATTGTACAAGCAGAATTATTGGGTTCCCCCGATGATCCCGAAGCCTTTGGCTCTGGCGCGATTCCACGCAGACTAATAATAAAAACGGAACGCAAACCCGGAGTACCAAATGCCAAGTCCGTAGCCCTCATACGGCACATTTCCGGCGGGAACTCATCTTTACACTTCAAAGCCTATGAGATGGGTGTTGATAAATGGCAGGGTCGTTCAGTCGATGTAGTATGGCTGGATGAAGAACCCAGTAGGGAACTGTATTCCCAAGCCGTGACACGAACCCTTGATAGGAGGGGGATGGTTTATATGACCTTCACCCCAGAACAGGGTATGACTGAGACTGTTGCGGCCTTTATGAACAACATTCAAAAGTCGCAGTCCCTGACAAACGCCACATGGGATCACGCATCAGAGAAGATAACCTCTATGAAAGGTGCGGCTGGTCACCTATCAGAAGATGTGATGACCCAGATTCTCTCCGCCTACTCCCCACATGAAAGGGAGATGAGAAGGTATGGCAGACCCTCGATTGGTTCAGGCCTTGTGTTCCCTATCAATGAGGAAAGCCTGATGACCTCCCCCATAGAGATAGAGGAGCATTGGCCTAGAATAGCAGCCATAGACTTTGGCTGGGATCACCCCACAGCAGTAGTATGGTGCGCGGTTGATCTAGAAGAGGAAACTTTCTACATATATGACTGCTATAGAGCGTCCAAAGCAAGCCCTACAGCACATTCAGAGGTTATAAGGCAAAGACCCTCATTCATACCCATCGCCTACCCACATGACGGAAATCGCAGGGATAGCATGGGGAATCCGGGTCTAGCCGACCAATACAGGAATCTAGGGTGTAACTTCCTGCTAGAGCATTTCACCAACCCTGTACCATTAGGAGGTAAGAAAGGCTCCAACTCCATCGAGGAAGGCATCATGGCAATGCTTCAATCTATGGAGGCTGGTAAGTTTAAAGTGTTCTCTACTCTCGCTCCTTGGTTTGAGGAGTTCAGAATGTATCATAGAAAGGACGGCAAGACCGTTCCATTACGAGATGATTTAATGGCGGCTACAAGATACGCCTTCCAATCACAAAGATATGCTGTTGCTGGCTCCGACCCAGCATGGACTGGCGATCTAACATACAGGAACTACGGAATTGTCTGATAACGAAACAGAATTAATATCGCGGATACGCCAAGAGATAGCAGATTCTCTTGGGTATGATGGTGAAATATCTATACAGCGAGAGAAGGCTATAAAGTATTACTATGCCCTGCCATTTGGTAATGAGGTAGATGGTCGTAGTCAGTACGTTGACTCTACTGTACAGGATACTGTGGAATGGATTAAACCCTCTTTAATGAGGGTATTCGCGTCTGGTGACGAGATGGTTAAGTTCTCTCCTCATGGCCCTGAAGATGTGGATGCGGCTAAACAAGCCACCGACTACGTTAACTACGTCTTTACCAAAGATAACCCCGGCTGGGAAATCCTCTACTCATGGTTCCATGACGCCCTCTTGCAGAAGAACGGCATAGTAAAGGTATGGTGGGACGAGTATGAAGAGCCAGAAAGAGAGGAATACTCTGGGCTTAGTGAGGAAGATTTACAAATACTTATAACGCCTACAACTGTAGAGGTTGTAGAGCATACTGTATCTGACGTAGGACTGCATGACGTTGTGGTACTACGCTCCTCTTATGGTGGCAGAGTCCACATAGAGAACGTACCTCCTGATGAATTCCTTATCTCAAGAGAGGCAAAAGGGATACAGGATGCGCGATTCGTCTGCCATAGAGTAAAGAAAACTGTATCAGAACTAAGGATAATGTACCCTGATGATGACTTTGATGTGTCTGAGTTAGGCGGAGGATACAACGAGGAAGTATACAACGCAGAAAGGCTGGCTCGTTACGAGTTTGATGACTCCTTTTCTTGGGGTGACGGACTTAACGAGGAGGGTGAAGAGGCTCTAAGAGAGTATTGGTTGCATGAATCCTTCATCAGAACAGATTATAACGATGACGGTATTGCAGAACTACGCAAGGTTTGCACAATAGGGGATTATGTATTCTCCAATGAAGAGATAGACAAGGTTCCCCTTGTTTCTATCACCCCTTTAAAGATACCCCATAAGTTCTTTGGGTTGTCTGTGGCTGATCTAGTCATGGATTTGCAACTCATAAAAAGTACCCTGATGCGAAATTTAATGGACAACGCCTATAACCAGAACTTTGGTAGGTACGCTGTCCTTGAAGGTCAAGCGAATCTGGATGATTTGCTCACACAGCGCCCGGGCGGTGTGGTAAGAGTTAAATCCCCCAACGCTGTCATGCCCTTGGCTACCCCTCCACTACAGCCTGAATCCTTCCAGATGCTTGGCTACCTAGACGAGGTAAGAGAAGCAAGGACAGGAGTTAACAAGAATACACAAGGTATCAACGCAGACGCTCTGACAAGCCATACAACGGCCACAGCGGTGAATGCGGTGATGACCAATGCCCAGTCAAGGGTAGAGTTAATTGCTCGTCAGTTCGCGGAGACAGGCGTTAAAGAACTAATGTACTGCATCTATGAACTCCTACTGAAGAATCAAGATAAGGAGCGAGTAGTAATGTTACGGAACGAGTGGATTCCTGTTCGCCCTGATATGTGGAGCGATAAGATGGACTGCACTGTTTCGGTTGCTTTGGGCAATGGCTCAAAGGATCAGCAGATGTCTCACCTATCCCAGATGCTACAGTTTGCATCACAAGCCATGCAGGGTGGACTCCCCATTGTCACTCCAGAGAATATGTACAACTTAGGTTCTGCATTGATTAAAGCAATGGGCTACCAGAATGTAGATGACTTCTTAACTAAGCCACCACCGCCTCAACCTAAACAGCCTACTCCTGAAGAGCAACTTGCCCAGATGGAAATGCAGGTCAAGCAGAAGGAACTGGAGATCAAGGCGGCTGATGTACAGGTTAAGATGCAGAAGATTCAACAGGACGCTCAGAAGGATGCGGTAGATGCACAACTAAAAGTTGCAGAACTCGCGTTAGAGAAAGAGCAAAACAGAGCAGTAGCCATAGGAGCAACGTAATGCCAATAAAGCAACAAAAAAGAAAAGACGAGTACATGGCGCGAAGGCGTGAGCGGGCCAGTAGGCCTCCACGTGCCGAGCGGAAAGCAATCAAAATAAACCCTGCTGGATTGGACGTTAGAGGCGCATTCAAGGAACTTGAGGCAATACTTAGGCAGCAAGGAAGTGGCGGATATTCCAAAACATACAAGTAGTATAGGTAACACATGATTGACATCGAAAGAGAACGTCACGCAAAAAACCTATTACAAGACACGCTACTGCAAGAATCATTTGACACGCTAGAAAAGAATTTACAGGACACATGGAATGGTTCCGGTGTTCACGATGTAGATACGAGGGAGCAGTGTTGGCTCTCGTTAAGACTCCTTGAACGGATACGCCTTCATCTAACCAGTATCGTTGATACCGGAGATATGGCGAGGAAGATCGAGGAATACCAAATCTAAGGAGAACACAAATGGCGGATACGCAATCAGCCCCGCTCCCCGAAGAGGGAAGTATTACCGAAGCACAATCAGCATTCTTAGGACTACTGGAACCTGAAGAGGAGAAACCGGAAACTCAAGAAAGCGCCCCTACTGAAGATGTTGAAGAGTCTACTGAGGAAACTCAAGACGAGCCATTGGAAGAGGTTTCTGAAGAGGAAGAAGATTCCGTTGAGGATGAAGAAGAATCTGAAGAAGAGTCAGAAGAGGATGAGGTTGAAGAGGAATCTGATGTTTACGCCGTCAAAGTTGACGGTGAAGAACTTGAGGTAAGCCTTGACGAACTTATTAAGGGATACTCCCGCTACTCTGATTATACCAGAAAGACGCAAAAAGTGTCTGAGCAAAGGCGAGAAGTTGAAGAATTATCCCAAGTATATAATTCTGAAATTGCCCAAATTCAGCAAGAGCGTCAGCAGTACATTGATGGATTACAACAAGCAATGCAATCCTCCCTGTCTGTTTTGGACGAGTTCTCTACCATTGATTGGGAGCATCTCAGGGCAACCGACCCTATTGCATTCGTCACTAAAAAAGATGAATACAGAGATGTCCAAGAAAGGATACAGCGATCTCAGTACGAACAACAGATGGCCTCCCAAAAACAACAAGAAGAGATGGCAAGAGCAAGACAGCAAACTCTAGCACATGAGCGAAGTGCTATAGTGGAAAAAATCCCTGAATGGGGTGATCCAGAAAAGCAAGCAGTCTTGGCGCAGGAACTAAAAGGATACGCTTCTGATCAGGGGTTTTCCCAAGAAGAGTTAGCGTCCTTGGTAGATCACCGCTCTCTGGTTGTTCTTAGAAAGGCTATGCTTTATGACAAGGCGCATTCTTCAGATATAGTTAAGAAAAAACTGAAGAACAAACCTACCGTTATAAGGGCTGGGTCAGGCGGGAATAAAAAAGCATCTGAGAAATCTAAGCGTGCTGTATCAATGAAGCGTCTTAAAGAGAGCGGTCATGTAAATGACTCTGTTACTCTCTTTGAGGATTTTATAGACATTTAACTAAGGAGGAAATGCTATGGCAGTTCCAACGAATACTAGGGAAACCTATGGTGCTGTAGGCATCAGG